CAGTTCGGAGGCGGTCAAATCCTCCAGCGTGTCGGGCGTTGTCCATTGGTAATTCATGCCATCAGGATGAACGCTTGGCGGCAACACGGTTTGCTTACCGTGGGCCAGCACCTCAACAACGCTAACGCCGTCCAGCAAATATTTTTTAGATGCGACAGAAAAGCCACGGTAGAACGCCGTGTACCCCTTAGCCCCCATCTTCTTGACCGGCGACGGCGGCAGGCAGGCTTCCAGAGCCGTCCGCACTTCCGGCGAGCCGTAGTCGAAGTCTATGGCGGTGACGTTACTGGCCCGCCCCAGCGCCAGGCAGATGGATTTCCCAGGCCATTTGGCCCACAGGTCCAATTCAAACCTCGTAGGCGAGCGATCGCAGTACCGCTGCCATTTAGCCATCCCGACCCACTGGTCGCCCTTATGCTCGCCGGGGCGCTTTTCACCGGGGATAATGGGGATGACGCTGTACCCCCGCTCAACGAGCCGGGTAGCGGTCGTGATGAAATCGGTCATTCTTGCCCTATAACCGTTACGATCAGTTGCGGTAGCTCGGAATACTGCTTGGTTGCAGTCAGCTTAACGATCTGCGAGTCGTCAACAACGACAATGCCGTTGATGCCATCAAGCGCCTTAACAATGTTGTCTAAGTCCGGCTTGGTTGTCGGTTTGATTTGACCCGCTATGGCCGAAAGTCTTTTCTTCAACGACCATGAGGCGGGCACCAGCATAAACGCCTGCACCACAACTTCAACCGGCCCGCCGATCGGCAGCGCGCCGTTCATGGATTCGGCAGCGTATGCCGCCACCTGATTCTCATACCGGCGTGTTTTCTCCGGTGTGTAAGAACGTACATGACCACCATATGTAGACACCCTGGCGCGTCCCTTCGCTACAGGTTGTCCCGGTACGGTGAACGATACGGTTCTCACGAATAGAAATCCTGCGGGCGAACTTTGCCGTTGGTGGCTTTTTGTATTGCCATCATATGGTGCGGACGCGGCATTCTTCCCAGGCGATCCACCCGTGTCCACATATGCACAGCCGACTCAGACGCCTGAATCATCTCTGCAAAAGCGCGGTTTGTGAGCTTCTGCTGGTTCAGCCACTTTCGTAGTTTCATAAAAATCTCCTTTATCGGGAAAATACGTTTGACATAACGTGCGGCGCATCGCAATGTCCAAATGCTCAAAACATAAACCGCAGCAAAACAGAGGAACCCATGAACTTCAAACCGAAGATGTTTTCCAACCGTACTGTCGAAGACGCCGCAGCCGATTGGATGGATGCCAAGAACGAAGAAAGCGCGGCAAACAAGCGCCGCATTGAAATCGAGGAAGAGCTTCTCGGTTTCCTACCAGCAAAGACTGAGGGCAGCGAGTCCCATCAAGTCGGACCCTACAAAGTCACGCTGACCGGCAAACTCAATCGCAAGATCGATTGGGATGCGGTGCCGAAACTCAACATTCCCGAAGCCATGCTGCCCGTGAAACAAAAGCCTGAACTCGACATGAAAGGATTGCGCTATCTGGAGAACAACGAGCCGAGGTTCTACAACACCTTCTGCAAAGCGATGACCATCGAACCCGCCAAGACATCGGTAACTGTAATCAGAACGGAAAAGTAAGATGGCAATTAATCTAAAATCACTACGCAAAACGAGCGTCACCCACCCGCCGCGTATCGTGTTGTACGGTACGCACGGCGTCGGCAAAAGCTCGTTCGCATCACAGGCCGATCGGCCTGTGTTCATCCAGACAGAAGAAGGTTTGGATGCACTCTCAGTCACCGCTTTCCCGAAGTCTCAGTCCTATGAAGAAGTCATGGAGGCAATCCAGTCCCTCTTCAATGAAGACCACAACTTTGGCACTGTGGTGCTCGATAGCGCCGACTGGCTGGAGCAGCTTATCCACAAGCAAGTTGCCAAGAACAATAAGGTCAGCAGCATCGATGACATCGGCTTCGGCAAGGGCTATGCCTTCGCCGTGGAGCTATGGAGAAATGTGTTGGAAGGTTTTGACCTGCTGCGTAACGAGAAAAACATGCAGGTCATTCTTCTGGCTCATACGCAAATCAAGCGTTATGACGATCCGCTGAACGACAGCTACGATCGCTATATGCTCGACTTGCATAAGGGTGCTGCCGCTATCATTTCTGAATGGTGTGACTGTCTCGTTTTCGCAAACTACACAGTGACGACCGTGAAGAACGATATCGGCTTCAGCCAAAAGAAAACCAGGGCAATCGGGTCAGGCTCTCGCGTACTCCATACCCAAGAGCGCCCCGGCTGGGTTGCTAAATCACGGTGGGCGCTGCCAGATACCATGCCGCTGGATTACGCAGCCTTCACCGAAGCACTCGTAACCGCAATGCAACCACAACTCGACACAAAGGAATAAGCAAATGGCTGAACTTGATTTCGTATTCGATCCGAACGTTGTTGCGGATCGTGTTGATTACACGCCGTTTCCGGTTGGCGAATACATCGCAGAAGTTACCGGCAGCGATTACAAGACGACCAAATCCGGCAACGGAAAGTTCATCGAGCTTGAATTTACCATTCTCGACGGCGATTACGCTGGCCGTAAGTATTGGGACCGTCTCAATGTCCGGCATGAGAACCAGATGGCAATGGACATCGCCAATGCTTCTATGAAGGATTTGATGCGGGCGATCGGCAAGCCCAACGAATCCTGCAACAACACCAATATGCTTCACGGCATTCCGGTGAAGTTGAAGATCGGCATGTCCAAGCGCAAGGATACCGGCGAGGATCAGAATACGGTGCGCTACAAGCCCATCAGCGATGCTCCGGCTGCGTCCACCAAACCAGCGGCGAGCAACTCTGGCGGTCCCAAGAAGAAGCCTTGGGAAAAGTAGCAAGCGAGGCCGGGGGTGTAACGCCCCCGGCTTTTCACGCCAGAAGTTAAGGAGGAAAAATGATGGACCTTACCCCAGTCTGCCTCAGTCTATTCGCCATAACCCTGATACTGTTTTCGATCTTTATTGTGCTTTGGCGTATTGCCATCGCATTGGAGAAACGCACATGACCACCCCATCAACGAAGGGCGTGCGCCGGACCATGCTTTCAGGATCGATGTCGCGCGGCATTGGCGGAACCTTCACCACGAGCATCGGCGAGGGCTACAACGAGGATCCCAGAGGCAACCGCACGCCACTGACAGATGAGCAGCGCGCGGCCTTCGAAAAGGCGTTGGCGCGGTCTTTGAACGAGACTAAGGACATGGAGTGAGAGAATGACCACCCCATCCACAGACGAGCGTGAGCGGTTAGCGCGGATCATTGACGCGGCTTGGTCTGCGTCACCGTTCGATATTTACGCGTCGGAGCAAGTCGCCGCCATCCTCTCCGCCGGTTTCCGGCTCCCCGTTCCTACCACCCCGACGCATCGCTGCGTGAACTGCAAACGAGAGTGGCAAGAGACGCAGTTGGAGGTGTGGCAAGGCTTCCCCGTGAAACAGCACTGCCCGGAATGCAAAAGCGCGTGCGCCAAGATGGACCCCGTTCCCACCACCCCTCCCGCCGATGAGCAAAGTTGGGCGGAGTTGGCGGCGAAGACTGTTCAAAGTTCAGACAATGCTTGGGAGAAGTACGCGAACAAGCAATACGCACGCTCATTTTCTAATGAGTATGTCTTGGCTCAGGCCGTTCAATCCCTCCTCCACAAGCTGGCGAGGGAGAGGGAGGGCGGAGTAATCGGCCCACAAGAGGTGTGGGAGAGGCTTTGGGACGCAGGGCTGGAGACCACAGAGCAGGAGAGCACCGATGGACGCTGAGAAGCTGGCTCGTGACATTGTTGAGCGTGTGATTGAACGCATTGAAAATGACGGCACGCTGGACGCGTTGGAATACGACCGCGCCCGCGTCTATATCGCCATTGTCCTCACCACCGCCCGCAACGCAGGGCTGGAGAGAGCGGCGGAGATTGCGGAGGAACGACAAAAGCATTTTGCTGATGTCCTCGACCGCACGATTGAGCGCGGAGAAGAGTGGTTACGCTGGAATGCGCGAGCGCAGTCAGCCAAAGACATAGCCCAGGCCATACGGCGGGAGATTAAGTGATGGGCACG